GCGGTGGGCTGAATGAAGCTGGCCGTCGCAGCTACGAGCGCGAGAACCCCGGCTCGGATCTCAAGGCCCCTGTCAAATCCGGCGACAATCCGCGCCGCGCATCCTTCTTGGCTCGCATGGGTGGGATGCCCGGTCCAGAGCGCGATGAGAAGGGCCGACCGACGCGGCTGCTGAAATCCCTGATGGCATGGGGTGCGTCGTCGAAGGCGGATGCGAAGCGCAAGGCGGCGGCGATCAGCAAACGCAACGAGGATTGAGATGCCAGAGAAACTCAAGAAGAGCCTGATGTCTCGGGCTAGAGAGATGGGCCTCAAGGGCGAGCGCCGTGACGCATATGTTTACGGGACACTTGCCAAGGTCGAGCAGATGCGCAAAGATAAGTCGTCAGCGTCCGTCTCTCCCCGGCGTTGATGCATGTGTGTTCTCCTCCCTGTGCAAACTAAAACCCCCGCCATTGGCGGGGGTTCTTTTCACTGACGCAGGGCTTCGACATCGGCGCGTGGGATCATCCAGTGCCCGGTTTCTCCGATGCGGAACGCTCTTGGCAGGATCTTCTCTCGGCACATCCACCACACCTTGCGGCGCGTAGATACGTTAGCCTTGCCGAATAGGATCTCAGCCGCTTCCTGCACGTTCACAAGGGCTGTGTCGTCATTCATTGGCTACTCCTGTTTCGTGATTAGACCGCGCAAGCTGGCTTTCGCCTTAGTCCTGTGCGGCCTCAATCAAAAGGGATCTCGTCCTCGAAGGCTTGTCGCAGGGACGGCGGCGGCGGAACATACGGAGCGTGTGCCTTCTGCGGCATGGCTGCGTATCCTTCCTTGGGACGGTTCGGATAGAGATAGAACTTGCCTACCTTGGGCCAGTCGCGGGCGCTCTCCCCGCTCATCTCCGATACCTGCACGCTGATCGAGATGTTGTATTCGAGGATCGCCTTGCGGATCTTCTCGATGATCTCGTTCGTCTTGGGGTCGTCCTGCTTTTCGCGCGGTGCCGAGAGCCAGCACGATGCCCGGAGTTGGGACTGGTTTCCGTCGAGGGTGAACTTGCCACCGAGATCAGGCTGCGGCATTTAGGCTTCCTTCCTTGAGTGAGTAGTGGTTCAACAGGTCATTGAAGAGGTCGGGGTATCCAGCGCGGAGACGCTCCACGGCTGCATCGTTCTTGCCATCCCAAGCGCGCATAGCTGGGATCGACGTGCAATCGCTGATCTCGGCCATCGCCTTGGCTACCCAAGCTCGGGCGCGCACCTTGTTACCTTCCTCGGTAACGACATGGGCTGGCGCGGGTGTTCTCTGCGGTTCTTCTAGCGCGCTTTCCTTTCTCGGTATGGCCGCGATCTCGTTCGCAGATGCATAGCTACCGCCGTGCAGACCGATGCTGGCGAGTGCTCGTCCAATGGCCGACGTTTCCGCGTTCTCGATGGCGCTGGTCTTGTTCACGTTGCTGCTGCCACGGAACTCTTCTGCGTGTCCTGAGCCGATGATCCTGCCGGTCACCGCATCTGTGATCTGCGCCTTGATGACGACGCGCTCGGGCGTGTCAACGAGGATGTGCGTCTCGATCCCGGCTTGCAGGCCGAGGTGTTTGCGAAAGGCTTCGAGGCGGACCGATACCTCTGTGTATTTCTTGCCGCCGCGCTGGACGATGCCGTGCGATCTGTTGAGGTCGTTCACCTCAGACATCGCCTTGTGTAGCTCATTGCTCATTGGTCACTCCCCATAGTGTCCTCGCTGCCTCCATGATGGACGGGTGTCTGTCGCGCCAGTCGAGTGCATCCCCGAATGACGGATCGGTAAGCCGGAGCAAGTCCTCTGTCGTCTCGGCCACCATCAGTAGCCTCTCCCTGCGTTTGCAAGCAAGGGTGATTGCGGTGAGGGCGTAGTGCAGTTGCTCCTCGGTCGGTTCGAGCACGACGTAGCTCAGGCGGTTCGAGTAAACGATCTTGGGCACGATGCCGCTCAGATGCCAGTATCCCGCAAGCTGTGTGATGTGGCCCGACTTGATCTCCTTGGGCAAGCTGTTCGCTCGCGGAGAGCCTGACGCCACGCTGGTGTCCCATTGGGTCTTCAACTCGATCCGTCCGAGGCCGTAGTCGGGCTTGCCGTAGTATGGTATCTCGCAGCCGGGCAATGGGCCGAAGAGTTCGCACTCCCCTTCCAGATCTTCGTTGTCGCCATTCGCAGCCATGAGGCCAGCCCATGCGTTCGCGCAGACCAGACCAAACTCGCACTCGACGCCTTCGCCTTCCTTGGCAACACGTCCCTCCTCGTCATAGCGCATCTCGAAGCGGTGATTGATGACCCTATTCTCCGCATCGACATCCCGCCACGGCGCAGGCTGGTAACTCTTGAGCAGGGCGCAGGCGTCCGCATAGGCTTCGTAGGGCTTGCGTCGCTTGACGAACACCTCGTCGGTGTAGAACTGAACAGCGCGGCCAGACGCCATCGCCGGGTTGTCGCCGTAGATGCTGTTCCCCTGCGCGTCCTTGTAGTAGCCAGACTGCTCGATGATCTGCTGCGCAAGCTGCTTGTCGCCCTCGGCTTCACCCATAATCACAGCCCACGCCCATTGCCGCCTTGGACGCATGAACGCCTTCTCGAAGAAGACGGTGCCATCCGGGCCAGATGGGTTCGAGTGCCAGAAGTAGCCGTGTCGCTCCGCCCATGCCGGTGGTTTAGCAGCTAGTCCCATGCCATCTCCATGCGCTTTCGATGCTCGTTCATAACCCTCTTGACACATCGCGTCAAGCATGGGAGAGCATTGCACAAGGAGGACGACATGACACTGAACGACTACAGGATCGAGAAGAAGCTGACTTACGGGAAGCTGGCGAAGCTGCTCGGTGCGGCTCATGCTACGATAGTGCGGCGTTGGTGCTTGCCTGTCGGACACCCCCAAAGGATGATCCCTTCGCCTCGCTACATGTCTCGCATCAAGACGCTGACGATGGGCGCGGTGCGGGCTGACTCTTTCTACATGGGGATGCAATGAGCGGTAGGTCGTCCAAAGTGAAGGGCGCTGTCTATGAGCGCGAGATCGTCAACGGGCTGCGTCAGATCGGCTGCGAGGCTGAGAGGATACCACTGAGCGGTGCGCTCAAGGGCAATTACTCTGGCGATCTGCGGATCGGGCCGTCGCTCGGGTGGATCGCAGAGTGCAAGCGCCGCAAGCAATCCTTCACCACGCTCTATGCCGCGCTCGCGCAAGATAACGCCGATTGCTTGTTTGTCCGCGACGACAACCAGAAGACGCTGGTGGTGATCCCGATGGATCGCTTCGAGGTGATGCTTGAGCAGATGGGGTGGGTCCGTGGCGTATAGGTATGACGGCATGAGCGTGGACCCGCACGGCGGCAAGGTGATGCTGGCGAACGGGATCGGCTACCCTGCCAAGGTCTGCACGCATTGCAACGGGGAAGGGATGATCTTTCTCGGCGGCGATCCGATCACGAACACAGAGGAAGGCTGGGAGGACTGCGGCCAGTGCGAGGGCTGGGGCTTCTACGCGCCGGATCTTGAGAACGATGGGCAAGCGTAAGGCAAGCCACGTCTACTGCGCTCACTGCGGAGAGGTCTACGACCAGTTCGGGGTGGGGTGGGGCATCACAGCCGCGAGGCAAGTGGTGTGTGTTGGGAACGATGAATGCTGGAGGAAACTTGTTGAAACTTACAGACTTACACGACGAACTCAAGGCGATCATAGCGGACCGGGCGACGACGCACGGGGACTTGCGAAATACGTTCAGCGTAATGGCTGAAAGGTTCCGTCATGTAACCATGTTCGATGTCCAGCCTTGGGAAGCATCTCTGCTGATGGCAGAGGCGAAGCTGGCGCGCATGGAGAGTGGCGGATACCACAAGGACCATCTCATGGACGCGGCGAACTACATCATCATTGCAGTGTATCTGCTTGAAATGGAAAAGAAAGGGGAAGAGTAACATGGAATACACGGTCGAGATCAAGAAGGGCATCCCGTTCGAGAAGAAGAAGCGTAGCAGTGGCAGGTCAGTTGGGCGTCCGCGCGTGCATGTGTGGGCCGAGACCATGAAGGTCGGTGAGTGCGCCATATTCAAGTCTAGCCCGGATACCTTTAACAGGCTGGTCATCAATATTCGTGCAAGTGCGATGGTATTGGCCAAGAGGCTCAAGCGCAAGTTCGCAACGCGAACCAACAAAAGCAAAGCTGAACTCCGAGTTTGGAGAATCGAATGACCGACGAAGATGCCGCCATGCGGTCGAAGCTGGCGAAGCAGCGTAACGAACTGGCGAGGCTCACAAGCCTCGTCAAGGAACTGAGCGAAGACAAGCGTCAACTCACGTTGGATCTGGAGAGACTGCGGATGCTGTTGCAACAGAGGGATGGATTCAGTGGCTAAGTGGAGCGAGGACGTGCTGCCGGTTCTGATGCGGATCGAGCGGGTGGCTGAGATCATACGGAACGACGCGACGAGCGGCCATCGTTGGAACATGGAGCGTGCCGGTGAGATCATCAATCTCGTGCGTATAGCTCAGAGCAAGGCGCAGGAGCCTTTGGACAATGGCGACGTATGAAGAGCCGCTGCCCGCGTGGCTGGAGCAGGAGATGAAGGAGCAGGGGCTGACGCAACCGCCAAAGCCGAAGCCTCCGAAGCGAGAGATGTCGAAGCCTGCATATGAGAGGGGAGAGGAATGTCCATATTGACCGTGACCATTCTCAGCGTGGCGATGTCGCCATCTTGGGATGGGTATGTTGGAATGTACGCCGAGATGTCTCACTGCCGGGCAGCGATGGACATCATCGCCGATGAAGACCCCGGCGCTGTGGTTCGCTGTGAGAATGTGGTGCTGCACGAGCCTGTGCCCGTGCCGCCGCCGAGACCTGACAACCTGAAACCGCGCTACGTTCCCGTGCCGGTGCCACCGATGAGGCCGATGAAATGACAAAGAAGAAAGACCCAAAGCCGCGCTTGGCGTTTGTCGAGACGCCGTTGACTGCGGAAGAGGAAGCCGAGCGCGTGGAGTTGATGCGCGAGTTGGGTTTCGACACGAGCCCGCTTGCTGGAAACAGGAACTGGCTGCGGCAGTTCCGGCTGTTCAAGGAGTTACGTGATCGGATCGCGGCGCTGGAGGGGAAGTCATGATCACCGAAGAAGAAGTCGAGCGCGCCGTGACCGAGGCTTTCAAGATCGTGTTCAGGAAGTGGAAGAGGGAGGAGAAGTGATGACCGACGACCCAGTGGAGCAGGCTCTGGCAGAACTTCAAGACCTTGTGAAATGCCGTTGCCATCCAGCCTACACAGGCAGAGGTCTGCGCGATCCTGACTGCGAGTGTGACAGTGCCGAAGCCCTGAAGGTATTAGCCGACCGCATTGAAGCCCAAGCCGCGGAGATCGAGAGGCTGGAGAAAGCGTGCGCCGAGTGGGCCGAAGTGTCGCAGTCGAATTATCAGCGAGCAAAGTCGGCAGAGGCCAAGCTGGCGATGGCGTTGGAGGCGGGAAAAACGATGGATGACGGGTGCGACTGTGAACGGTGCAACAAAGCCCGCGCCACCCTCGCAGAACTGAAAGGACAGGACGATGACTGACATTACACACGAAGCGCCTGAGCGGATATGGGCTTGGGGTTGGCTGGCCGACAGTGTTTGGCAAGAGCAGACTTGGCAGCATGAAGATGAGCCGATGAGCACAGTGGAATACGTCCGAGCCGATCTGGTGCAGGCAGCGGAACAGCGGGGCTACGCCAATGCAATGGAAGCGGAGCGCAAACTGCACGAAGACCTGATCAAAGCCCAAGCCGCCGAGATCGAGAGGCTGCGGGGTGCGCTGACCACCTGCGAGAAATACCGTGACGCCTACGACGAGATGGGCAGGATCGGGACGCAGGCAGTGCGTGATCTTGAGGACAAGCTGGCGAAGGCGGTAAATGTCATTGATTGGGCTTTGATTTGTTGGGATGACCACAACAAGCATGGATACAACATGCAAGGCGATTGGGTTTCTGATGCCCGCGCCACCCTCGCAGAACTTACAGGAGGCAAGGATGAGTGATAACGACCTGATCCGCAGGGGCGATGCGATTAATGCCTGTCGCCAGTCCGTGCATCGTTATGAAGCGCACGACGCCATCGACGCTCTGCCCGCCGTAAAGCCGCCTGCGCTGGATGCAGCTTCCGACAGCATCGAAGCCCAAGCCGCCGAGATCGAGAGGCTGCGGGGTGATCTTGAACGCGTCCTTTCGGTGGCGAAAGAGATTGAGAAGGCGTGTCGCGGACTGCGAGATGAAGCCCAGCCGATGACTGCCAAGGATGCTGCGCGCTTGATAATCGCAGCCCTGACAGGAGCCAAGCCATGACCGACGACCTCCGCATCCAGCTTCAAGAGCAGGCGCGGCAGGCGCAATTCTGGAAGGATGAGGCTCGCAAATGGCAGCGATTGTGGGAGCGAGCGGCGAACAGACTGATGGCTGTGGATCCTGAGTTCAACCAGACGGCCTTCATCACAACGGCAGACCGGGTTCGCAAGCTGGGTGAAGTCCTCGGCGATACCGCATGGAACCCGTGGGAGGACATATGACACCAGAGCAGGAGGAGATGCTCGGTCGGCTGATGCTGGCTCGGGCAGTCAAGGAAGGGCATATCGCCCGGATACCTGACATGAGCAAGATGGTCGAGCTACAGGAGCGCGCGGTCAAGATATTCACCAAGCCGGGGCAGAGGCCAGACGATACATGCCTTGAATATCTGCGATCCATCGCCCCGGAAGAGGTGCGATACGAGCAAGTGGCAATCGCTACAGGCATGGGCAGGGAGACAGCGCGACACGCGCTTCACAGGCTCGCAGGATTGGGGTTGGTCAGCACGCGCCTCGGCGCAAAGAAAGCGGTGATAAGGCTATGGAAAGCGATCTGAAAGAGCGGGACATCGCGGAGCTGGAGGCACGGCTCAAGGCTTTTTACTGGTGGATGACGATCATAGCGCAACGGACGAACGAGAAGGCGGTGAAGGACATCGCGGAGAAGGCGCTGGCACGGGACAAGGAGCTGAGAGGATGACACTGGAGGAGATGCTGGCACAGATCGAAGCAGACGCAGGGCTGCGGATCAGAGGGACAGGCAGACGGGAGTACGCGGTCACGGTGTGGCGGCAACGCTTCATCAAGCGGGCCATGAAGGAGGGGCACGGCAGAGGCGACATCACACGCATCATGCAGTGGGACCACAGCAACACCTATCGCCTGTCGGTGCGGCCAGACCTGCCAGAGCAGCCATGAGTATGCCGTTCCTGCCGCTCTACGTCACAGACTACGAAGCCGACACAGCCCACCTCACCATCGAAGAGGACGGGATCTACATGCGGCTTCTGCGCCTCTGCTGGCGGACTCCGGGGTGCTCCATCCCGGCTGATCCGGCATGGATCGCGCGAATGCTACGCATCACCGAGGACCAGTTCGAGCGTCACGCAAAGCCCGTGCTGGGGGAGTTCTTCATCGCCAAAGGAGGGCGCTACACACAGCCGAGACTGCTGCGCGAACACGACAAGGCAACGCGGACCTGTCACGCTCGGAAAGAGAGCGGTTCGAGGGGTGGTAAGGCTAAGGCATTGAAAGCACGCGAAATCGACCCTAGCAAACCTAGTAGCAAAACGGTAGCAAAGCTCTACCATCTAGAACCAGATATAGAGCTAGATATTCCGATCACTAACGTGATCGGCAGCGAGGCTGCGGTCGAGCCGGTTTCGGTGGCTGTCGAGGAGGTGGTGGAGGAGCCGGTCGAGGACTTGTCGCGCATCCTGTGGGGGCGGTGGGTCAAGTGGATGATCGAGTGCGGCGTAGCGGAGCGGGCGGCTCGGAGCATGATCGGGAAGTGGCGCAAGGTCACGGACGACATGACGATCTGCCGGGCATTCGAGGACGCGCAGCGCGAGGGCGTGGTGGATCCGATCCCGTGGATGCGGGTACGGCTGGAGAAGCCGGTGGTGGATCTGGACAAGATAGCAAGGGAGCTGGGGAATGAGTGGACTACATCAAGCTGATCTGCTGCGGCGGATGATGGGCATCCTGTCGAGGCGGAGTCCGTCACGGGCAATCGCAAGCAGCGAGGAAGCGCAGAAAGCGGAGGTTGCTGCACTCGTCAGGGCGGTGGCGAAATACGCGCCGAGGGATCGGCTGGAGGAGTGGTGGCAGCAATTCGAGGATGCGCTGCTCTCGCGGATGAAAACACATAGCTGGCCGATACAGAGCGAAATCGAAGCGGCGGCGAAAAGCATCGCTGGCAATCGTGCGGCGATTGGCAATGCGGTGGAGAACGTCATCGAATTGGCGGCGCAGTGGTATGCCGAGCATCGGACGCCATTCCCAAGCAGCAATACGCCGGAGACGACAAGGGCATTGATCGAGCGGGGCGTGATCGGATCGCTGCGGGAAGCGCGGTGGCGCGGTTTCGCTACTGGAGCGGAGGATACCAGAAAGGCGCTGGTGGAGCCGATGTTCGCGGCGGAGTTCGAGCATCACGTCGAGGTGCTGGCGAGGCTCAAGAGGGTTGAGCCGGGCGACATCTGGGCGGATGAAGCGAGTGCGCTGGGATACGATGCCTCTCAGAGGCGCTAGGAGCGCCGGAGCAGGCCGGGGTCGGGGTGGTGCGCTAGGGTGGGTGCGGGAATGAAAGAGGGGCCTCAGCGGCCCCTCTCAGCGAGTGTGGTGCGGTGGTGCGTCAGAGCGGGTAGATCACGCCGAAGACGATCACGCAGAAGAGCAGGAACAGAGCAGCCTCGATGGCATCGTGGACGTGGTGCATGGTGTGTCTCCTTCTAGGCGGTGAGAGGGAATTGACCGGCGGGAGAACCGGATTCGGCCCATTCGTCTAAGGCGAACGATTCTATGGCAGAAACAGGAATTGCGGTCATGCCGTCAGTGCCGATATCACCAGTCCCTACATCCTCAACGGCGGATTTCATTGCCTCGGCTATGCTTTCTCCGGGCCATTTCCCCCAATAGGTGCCGTTGGCGAAGATTGCGTAGTGCTGCGTGTGCATGGCGTGTCTCCTATGTGTGGTGGCTATGTCGGCAGTGGTTGTTATGGCTTCAGCAATCTTTTGAGGCGCGCCCTCGCGTTGGCAAGGCGAAGCTGGCCGTATTCGTATCGCTTAAAGTCTTTGGCGACCTCGGCACGGTATACATAATCTGACCAAGCACCAACGCGCGATTCAGCATTGGCTAACGCGATTTGTCTTGCGCTGAACATTGTGTGTCTCCTGTGTGTGTGGTGGTTATGCCGCTTCTGCGGCGTCTTCTGTGGTGTCGGATTGCAGCGAGTCGAGATAATCGCACGCCTTGGATGCTGCGCTCGCGGCGGTGAATATTGCTTTCTTGTCAGCATCACATCACGCTACTGATGAAGGTCGCCGCGACTTGCGGGACGATGGCATTGCCGTAACCCCGCAGTCGTCCCACGCGGGCGGCAGCACTATTCGCGAGCGGCCCTGCCGTATAGCTTGCCAAAAAATTCATAAGTTCTTGGTGTTGTGCGCTATCTTGTGACAACTTGGACAAAGCGTCTCCAAGTTCTCGGATAAGTTGTTCTGAACATTCTGATCTTTGTGGTGAACATGAAGCCGACGGTGTGCTTCGCCGCAGCGTTCGCAAAAAGACTTCGCCATTTTGTGCGCTGCTCGTCTTTTTGCCGTCTTCGACGATCCCCAATTCCCGCGAGTATTCGCACAGGATAGCGAGCAAAAACGTCGCTTGCGGAAAACCGATGCGTCCTCCAACCGAGAGCCAAAACGCTTCCGGGCCATTTGATTCCCGCAGCACTCGCAAGGCTTTACGCCCAAGTCCAACGCGCCCCTCGACACTTAGCACCTCTTCTTTTTCGTCAGCACGCGCTCTGCGGACTGATCCCAAACACAAGGATAACCCATTAGCCATGCGCTGTGAAGCGGGTTCAACTGGCCGCCACTTTCCATCCCGGCAGAAGAGCCAGTCAGCAGCTGCCCACTGGCCGTCAGTCGGGCGGGGCCATGCGGCGGCAGGTGCGGCTTGTCCCCCAGCGCGTTGACCACGATTGTCGTCATGCTCTCCTGCGATCCCTTCTTGCCGTTGTTGCGGTTCTGATAGCCCCTGCGTGCTTCCTCTGCTTCCGGCGTCGGCCATCCCGCCATCAGCGAGAAGTCGTTCAGATTGTTCGACCGATCTGGGTTCGACACCCGATCCTCCCCGCCTGACCTGAAGTCCCGCATCTGCGGCGTCGGCCAGCCCAACAAACCAGAGCCGCTGTCTGATATGCGGCGCGCCGATGCCCGCAGCGCACAGATCAGCCGCCCCGACGGCGTAGCCCGATCCTTCCATGTCAGCGCATACAAGGTCGAGCCACCCGAGGCCGTCCTTTGACGCAACCTGCTCGCCAAAGACGACTGGAGGTCGGCAGACGCTGATGAGATGGTGCCAGTGCGGCCAAAGGTGCCGCTCGTCAGCTTGCCCTGCTCTTCGGCCTGCCGCGCTGAAAGGCTGGCAAGGGCAGGATCCCGTCCAGACGTGGCGGTCGTCGGGCCAACCGGCAAGCCGCAGCGCGTGGCTCCAGCCTCCGATGCCTGCGAAGAAGTGGCACTGAGTGTATCGACCCAATCTATCTGGGTCCACGTCTCGGATGTCCGTCTCATCTACGTCTCCTGCGGCGATGTGGCCGCCCTTGATTAACTCACGCAGCCACGCAGCCGCCTTCGGGTCGATCTCGTTGTAATAGGCGGTCATGCCACCAACCCCAACTCTGCGGCCTTGCGGCCCCGCAGGTACCAGCCGTAGCCCAGCGGCTCAAACTCGCCATGCCGCATGTAGCTGGGCACGCTCCTGCAATTGCCCTCGCGCTGGTCACGAACCCCGTCGCGATACGCGCACTCGGTGTAGAAGCAGGGGAAGGTCAGGCTGTCGATCTTGGTCATGTCCACCCCCATCACGCGTCAAGAAGTTCAACAGCGTCGCAGTAGTCTGCAAAGGAAGGAGCCTTGGTCACATCCGCGTGGGCCGCCCCGCCGACTTCGGCGGTAATGAGGGCGAAGATGTTGTGGGCGGCAGCGTTGGCGTCGTAGCCGTTGGCAAAGTGGATGCCGTAGAAGTCCTTGAAGCTCATCTCTGTCTCTCCTCTGTGGGCCGTTGTAGCCTCGGTCCTAGATATGCAATGTGTGACAGTAGGTGTCAAGGCATATCGAGAGGCAGGGCCGATCACGAATTGTTACAGTGGCTGAAACATTGCGTGAGGCCAGGTTGTTGCGGGATGGGTGGGCAGGGAGATGAAGGGGAGGTGAACGGGAGATGCAGGGGAGATGAAGTCGCAGGGGTGGGGGAATGGCGTCCGGCAAAACACGCAGCCGCTACCCTTCCGCGCGCGAGGCCCGGACCGATGCACTGCCTGCATTGCTCGCCCGTCATCTGCGGTATCCGGCTACCTCTCCGGCCATGCGCTGCCCGCATATCGCGTAACCCATTGTTATTGCTAGGGCCGGACGTAACATAATGTACGTTATCGGATTCCAGCGCGGATCGGCCCCGATTTTCGGCACCCCGCCACCCCCACCCCCCGCGAAACACCCGTGCGGCTGTAGCTGCGTAATATACCCTCGTGGGAGAGTGTCTGCCTCACAGCCTGTCCCTGTCCTGTCCCGTCCCGCTTCCATTGCGACCCGACTTCCCCTATCTTGCTCGCAGGAGGTGCCCCATGCCCACAAAGCGTGTTTCGCAAGGCAAGGCTGCTGGTCCCGATTATTCGCTGCCTGCGATGCGTCCTCGCAAGGGCGTGCGGATGACGGTGCAGTTGATGCGCTACATCTCGGATGAGATGGCGATTGGCCGCAACTTGCTTGAGATCCTCGGCGAGCCTGAGATGCCGGACTACAGCACGGTGATGCGTGCGGTTGGCTCGAGCGAGGAGATGTACGAGATCTACCGGCACGGGCGTGTTCGGCAGGCTGAGTATCTTGCTGACCGCGCTACGATGCTGGCGAGTGCTCCGTTGCCGACGCATGATGCGGATGGCAAGCCGATGGATGCGCGATGGCTCAATGCTGAGATGCAGCGTCGCAAGCTGGAGATTGACACGATCCGCTGGACGAAGGGCGTTCTGTCGCCCAATGGGATACGGGATCGTCAGAGTGACAAGCCGCAGCATCAGGCTATGACGATCAGCTGGGCTGGTGGCGAGGTTGAGGTAAGGGCTGCGGAGTGAGCTTGAGCGAGCAGTTGCAGGCGATGCAGGGCGATCTTGAGGACGCCATTGAGCGCGATGATTTCGACGAGGCGCTGGAGATTGCGCTGCTCATCTTGGACATCTACGAGACGCTTCTGGAGCAGATGGGCGTGATGAAGGTGGTCAACCGGGTGATTCACTGATGCAGGTTGTGATCCCGTATGCTCCGCGTCCGTTGCAGTTGCGGCTGCACAACGAGATGGCGAAGCGGCGCTGGGGCGTGGTTGTTTGTCATCGGCGGTTCGGCAAGACGGTGTGGGCGATCAACCACATTCTGCGCGATGCGTTCATGTGCGCCAAGAGCAATCCCCGGTTTGCGTATATGGCCCCGACGTATCGGCAGGCGAAGAACGTGGCGTGGGACTATCTCAAGCAGTTCGCGGGTGCGGTGCCGGGTGTGAAGTTCCACGAGACGGAGTTGCGCTGTGATTTGCCGAACGGGGCGCGGATCAGCCTGCTGGGTGCGGAGAACCCGGATAGCTTGCGGGGTATCTATCTCGATGGCTGCGTGATGGACGAGGTGGCGGACATGCCGGAGAGTGTGTTCCCTGAGGTCATCCGGCCTGCTCTGTCGGATCGCGGCGGTTGGTGCATTTTCGTGGGCACGCCGAAGGGTCAGAACATGTTCTACGACCTGTATGAGCAGGCCACGGGGGACGAGGACTGGCTGGCGGCGGTTTACCGGGCGAGCGAGACGGGGATCTTGCCGGAGGAGGAACTGGAGGCTGCGCGTCGGATGATGACGCCGGACCAGTATGCGCAGGAGTTCGAGTGTTCGTGGGCGGCGAATATACCGGGTGCGATCTACGGCAAGGAGTTGGAGACGCTGACGGCGTCTGGGCGCGTGACGAAGGTTCCGTATGACCCGAGCTTCCGGGTGGACACATGGTGGGATCTTGGTGTCGGCGACAGCACGGCGATCTGGTTTACGCAGAGCGTGGGCCGTTCGCTGCATGTGATCGACTTCTACGAGGCCCGTGGCGAGGGGTTGCCGCATTACTGCAAGGTGCTGACGGAGCGGCGGTATCTCTACGGGACGCACAACGCGCCGCATGACATCGAGGTTCGTGAGTTGGGGTCGGGCAAGAGTCGGCGCGAGGTTGCGTGGGACTTGGGCCTGAACTTCCGCGTGGTGCCGAACCTGCCGTTGGAGGACGGGATACACGCGGCGCAGATGCTGTTGCCTCGGATCTGGATTGACCGTGAGGCGTGCAAGGCGGGGCTGGAGGCGTTGCGGCAGTATCACCGGGCGTACAACGAGCGGACGCGCAGCTTCCGTGCCAGCCCGGTACATGACTGGTCGAGCCATGCGGCGGATGCGTTTCGGTATCTGGCGGTGGGTTTGAGAGAGGGTGGCGGTGCGGGCAAGGTTCCCCAGCAGAAGGCGATCATGGACTATGATCCGTTCGCGGCATGATACGTCGCTTTGAGGCTACAGATCGCCCGGTTGTCTTGGGCATGTTGCGGGATCTGCACCGTGAGGGTGTGTATTCGCGTGTTGAGTTGTGCTGGGACAAGATTGAGCGGCAGGTAGACAGTCACTGCGCCGGGTTGTGGAACCTGACAGGTTTTGTCGGGGAGGTCGGCGGCGAGGTGGCTGGTGTGTTGCTGGTTGCGTGCGCCGAGAACTGGTTTTCGCGGGAGTTGTTCGGTTTCGACGTGGTGTTCTATGTCAAGCCGGACCGGCGCGGGATGTTGCTGGGTCGTGGGCTGCTGCGCGCGTATGAGGCGTGGGGCAGGGAAATGGGCTGCTGTCAAGTATCTGTTGGGGTTTCGTCCGGGATTATGGTAGAGAGGACGGGAAGGATGTTGCGCCGCCTAGGCTTTGCCCATGATGGCGGGATCTACAGGAGGAATGTCTGATGGGTATGTTCTGCGACCGTGTGGTTGAGAGCTTCACCGGCGGTGGTGGCGGCGGTGGTGGCGGCGGTTCTGCTGCTGCTTCGTCTGGTGGCGGCGGCGGGAGGACGAGCACACAGGTAGCATCCCCCGACACTGTTACCAAGGGTGGCCGGACTCAGCGCGAGTTGCAACGTGCCGCCACGGGATTGCAGAATCAGCCCAGCGACAAGCCGTTTGTCGAGCGTGCGACGGACACGTTCCTGATGGACATCGGTGTGAAGCCGAAGACCACGGAATATTACGCCACGCTCGAATCCCGTCAGCAGCAGGCTCTTGCGGCGGCGAGGGAGGCCACCTCGAACAGGAGCAGGGACAACGAGCAGCCCGCCACCCAGCCTGAGAAACCCGTCGAGACCGGCCCTCGTCCCGAGCCTGTTATCGAGAACAAGCCGACACCGCAGACCCCCGTCGAAGAGGCGCAGGAGGAGCTTGAAGAGCGTGTCGAAGATCTGGTCATGGACCCGGCTGAACGTGCTGCTGCCGAGCGTGATCGCGGCACTCCTGCGATGGATGTCGGCACGGCGGCTGGTGCGCGGGCGGAGCGAGCGGCGGTCATCGCCAAGACGCAGGCCGAGCAAGAGGCTGCTGACGCATTGCTGAAAGGGCGGCGCGCGACGATCCTGACCACCCCCGGTGGTCTTCTGACGCCTGCTGAGGAAGAGGGCAAAACGACCCGCCGCCGGTCTTTGCTGGGTGGCTGACATGAAGCGTGAGCCGTCGAACATCGCTGGCAAGATGGGCAAGATCTCGATCCAGCCTGCGAAGATGACGATGACGGTGGACCCGCTTGAACGGATGCAGCAACGGATGGCGGGCCGTACGCATGGCGGTGTGCTGGCTGGCTTGAAGCCGGGCAGTCTGATGACAAGGAAGGTGTGAGATGGTGGTTCCCGAGATCGTTGCGAAGCTGGATCGGCGGTATCAGACACTGCGCACGCAGCGGTCGAACTGGGAGAGCCATTGGCAGGAACTGGCTGACTACATGCTGCCTCGCAAGGCGGACATCACGAAGAAGCGCACCGAGGGCGACAAGCGGACGGAATTGATCTTTGACGGCACGGCGATCCACGCGGTCGAGCTGCTTGCGTCTTCGCTGCATGGGATGCTGACCAGCCCGAGTACGCCTTGGTTCTCGTTGCAGTATCGCAACCGCGCGCTGCAATCCGACGATCTGGCGAACGAGTGGCTGCTGGCCTGTCAGGACCAACTCTACAAGGCGTTCAACCGTTCGAATTTCCAGCAGGAGATCCACGAGCTTTACTACGATCTGGTCGTGTTCGGCACGGGCGCGCTGTATTGCGAGGAAGATCAACAGGTTGGCGTGCGTTTCTCATGCAGGCACATCGCCGAGATCTGCATCTCCGAGGATGCCGAGGGGCGGGTTGATACAGTCTATCGGCGGTTCAAGATGTCGGCGCGGGCTGCGGCGATGCGGTTCGGCGAGGACAACTTGCCGCAGGCGATGGCGAAGGATTTGAAGAACGACCCGTATAACGAGCATGAGATCATCCATGTTGTGGTCCCGCGTGAGGGGCGGACTGGTCGTTCGGCGCGCAACAAGCCGTTTGCCTCGATCTACTACCATGCGGCCACGAAGGCGCTCTTGAGCGAGGGCGGGTATGACGAGTTCCCGTTTCAGGTGCCGCGTTTCGTGAAGGATAGCGTATCGACCTACGGGCGTTCACCGGCGATGACGGCGCTGCCTGACGTGAAGATGGTCAACAAGATGTCGGAGGTGACGATCCGTGCTGCGCAGAAGCAGATCGACCCGCCGCTGATGGTGCCGGATGACGGGTTCATCCTGCCGATCAGGACGACGCCGGGTTCGCTGAACTTCTATCGGGCTGGCACGCGGGATCGGATGGAGCCGCTGAACATCGGCGCGAACAATGCGCTCGGGCTGAACATGGAAGAACAGCGTCGGGCCGCGATCCGGCAGGCGTTCTATGTCGATCAGCTCTTGCTTTCGACCGGGCCTGCGATGACGGCGACGGAGGTTCTCCAGCGGAATGAAGAGAAGATGCGTCTGCTCGGGCCTGTGCTGGGCCGCTTGCAGGCGGAACTATTGCAGCCGGTGATTGCGCGGGTCTTCGCGCTGATGCTGCGTCAGAACCTGTTGCCGCCCGCGCCGGAAGAGTTGCAGGGTCAGGACATCGACATCGAGTATGTGTCGCCCCTTGCCAAGGCGCAGAAGCTAACCGACTTGCAGTCCGTGATGCGTGGCATGGAGGTGATGCTGCAAGTTGGTCAGGTTGCCCCGGTGACGGACTTCATCGACCCGGATGGTCTGGTGCGCTACATCGCTGAGACGACAGGTATCCCGGCCACGGTTCTCCGCAGCGACGATCAGGTAGCGGACCTCCGTCGGCAACAAGCTGAGGCGCAGGCCCAGCAAGCTCAGATGCAACAAGCGATGCAGACGGCGGAAGCTGCGGGTAGTGTTGCGCCCCTTATCAAGGCGGTTCGATGACAGAAATTGAGGCACTGAAACTGGCGTATCGCCGCACGTTCGGCACTGATGACGGACAGCGTGTGATCGCGGATCTGCGGAAGCGGCTTCGCTTTGAGCAGACAACCCACGTCCCCGGCGATCCAAATGAATCAGCGTTTCTCGAAGGGCAGCGTTATGCGTACCTTCTCATTGCCGGGATGCTCGTCGAGGAGCGCGAAAAGGTTAGGACAACCAGATGAGTGAAGAGGCAACCCCGGTTGACGCGGGGTCTCAGGGCGCAGTAGCGACCTCAGCCCCGGTCAGCTTTCTCGACAGCCTGCCGGAAGATCTGCGTGCGGAGCCGTCGCTGCGGAACTTTACGGACCATGCGTCACTGGCGAAGAGCTATGTGCACGCTCAACGGATGATCGGTGCGGAGAAGATCCCGCTTCCCGGCAAGTCGGCGACGGATGACGAGTGGCGTTCCGTGTTCCAGCGGCTGGGTGCTCCGACAGATCCGAACGCATACCAGATCAATGCTCCGGCGTTGCAAAAAGAGCACATCGAAGCCCTGCGCAAACGTGGTGTCGAGGCCGGGCTGAACAACAAACAGTTGCAGGCGGTGGCATCGCTCTACGACGAGACGGTGGCGGCGGGGCAACAACGGTTCCGCGAGCAATCTGAGCAGGCGCGGTTCGACGCGGAGCAGTCGCTGCGGCAGGAGTTCGGGCTTGCGTTCGAGCAGAAGCTGGAGCGTGCGCAGCGTGCTGCGATTACGTTGCTCGGCGGTACCGAGATCTTCGATGAGATCCAACTCGCTGACGGGCGCATGTTGGGCGATCACCCCGAAGTCGTGAAGATGTTCGCGAAGCTGGCGGACAACATTGCTGAGGATCAGCTAGAGGGCGCGACGACGGAAACCGTTATGACGCCAGCCGAGGCTTCTGCGCAGATCAACATCCTGATGCGGGAACCGGCCTACATGGACAAGTATCACCCGGCCCACGACAAAATTGTTGCTGAAGTCGCTCGGCTTTGGGAGTATAAGACACCAAGTGCGGGATAAGCGTCAGCGCCCTCGTTCTTGTCAAACCTGTGTGACAGGTGGAGTAACGGCCCTAAGCCGCAGCCACGGCCCGGTCTCGGATAACCACGGCGAGTAACCCTGAAACCTCTGTAGGAGACTGAAATGTCAACGCAAATCACTACCGCGTTTGTCAATCAGTTCTCGGCCAACGTGCAGATGCTTTCTCAGCAGATGGGTTCTCTGCTGCGCAATGCTGTTGATGTCGAGACTGTGAATGGCGAGAAAGCGTTCTTCGATCAAGTTGGGTCGGCGGCTGCCGTGCTGCGGACATCGCGTCATGCGGATACTCCGATTGTCGATACGCCCCACTCGCGCCGCATGGTCACGCTGTCGGACTATGAGTACGCCGATCTGATCGACGATCAGGACAAGGTGCGGATGCTCATCGACCCGACCTCGACCTATTCGCGTGCGGCTGCCGCTGCTATGGGGCGCGCTATGGATGATGTCATCATCTCGGCGGCTCTCGGCTCGGCGAAGACCGGCAAGGACGGTTCGACCACGACCTCGTTCCTCGCTGCCAACCAGATCGCCGTCGGCGGTACTGGCCTCACGCTGGCGAAGCTGATCCAAGCCAAGGAGAAGCTCGATGCCGGTGACGTTGACCCGTCGATCCCCCGCTACATCGCGGTTTCGCCCAAGCAGATCACTGATCTTCTTGGCGACACCGAGGTTACGTCGGCGGACTACAACACGGTGCGCGCCCTCGTGAAGGGCGAGATTGATACCTACGTCGGCTTCAAGTTCATCACGACCAACCGCCTGCCGCTCACCACGGACGGTGGCAATGATCGTCGTGTGATTGCTTGGGCGATGGACGGTCTCAAGCTGGCTGTCGGCAAAGAGCCGGTCGCCCGTATCGACGAGCGTGCGGACAAGTCCTATGCAACGCAGGTCTACTACTGCATGAGCATTGGCGCGACCCGCATGGAAGAAGCCAAAGTCGTCGAAATCGCTTGCAACGAGTAAGGAGTAGAGATCATGGGCACCAAGAATAGCACCCTTGTCTCGAACTTCGAGGCTTCCCCGCAGGAGATGAGTCCGGCGCATCAGCTTCACGGCGTTCTGCGTATCGCGCAGGGCACTGTGGCGCTGGCAACCGGCGATCTGGACGCTGCTGACATTGTCATGCTCGCCCCGATCCCGACCAATGCGTCCATCACTGCGATCCGTCTCGCATCTGACGACCTCGACAGCACGACCTCGCTGACTTGGCACGTTGGCCTGCACACCACGGCTGGTGTTGCGGTTGATGCGGACTGCTACGCGACCTCGATCACGCTCGGTCAGGCGGCGACCGTCTTCACCGACTATGCGTTCGAGCAGCGCAACATCGACAAGACCGGCCAGCGCGTCTGGCAGGATGGCGGCGTCTCGGCTGATCCGAAGGGTCTCTACTCCGTCTCGTGCACCGTTGCGACGGCTGGCACGGCTGTGGCTGGCGACATTTCGTTCATCATCGAGTACGTTGTGAACTGATCTGTGAGGGGCGGGGAAACCCGCCCCCACACCACCCGGAGGTGAGTGATGGCGCGCAGCACTGTGAGCATCGTCAACAACGCGCTCAACATCATCGGGGCGTCTAACATCGTCAGCTTGGACGAGAACTCCAAGGCCGCGCGGGTGATGAACCAGCTCTTCGAGAGCGTGCGCGAGGATGTGTTCTCGAACCACCCGTGGAACTGCCTGATCCGCCGCGCTGAGTTGGCGCAGGAAACGTCCACGCCGCTGTTCGGCTATAGCTACCAGTATCCCCTGCCGACGGACCCGTATTGCCTGCGCGTGCTGGAGTTCGACAACGGCTCGATGGCCTATCCTTGGGACAACATGATTGGCGACGGTGGCCTGCCCGTGTTCGTTGTCGAGGGGCGCAAGATTCTGACGAACAGCGCGCGTGTGAGGCTCAAATATGTGGCGCTCATCACCGACCCGAATGAATACAGCCCCGGTCTGATTAGCGTGTTGGCTGCGCGTCTGGCGACGGAAGCTGCCTATGCTATCACCGGCTCAACGAGCGTGGTGCAGATCGCGGCATCGCTCTACGCTGAGAAGCTGAAAGAGGCCCGCTTCATCGACGCGACGGAGGGTGCGACGGTCAGGCTGGAGGCCAGCGACTTCATCGAATCGAGGTTCTGATGGCGCGCTCTGCACCCGCACTATCGTCCTTCACCGCAGGCGAGATCAGCCCCCGGCTTGAAGGGCGGGTCAATCTTGAGAAATACCGTGAGGGGCTTGCTGACCTGACGAATATGGTCGTGCATCCTCATGGCGGTGTGGCGCGTCGTCCGGGCACCGAGTTTCTCGGCGAGGTCAAGTCGAGTGCGAATTACACGCGGCTGATCCCGTTCCAGTTCAAGACGAGCGACACCTACATCCTAGAGTTCGGCAACGAATACATGCGGGTGTATCGCAACGGCTTGCAGGTTCTGACCGGCGCTCCGAAGACGATCACGGCGATCACGAAGGCGAACCCCGGTGTCATCACGTCCAACAGCCACGGCTTTGCCAATGGGGACGAGATCTACATCATCGGCGTCGGCGGCATGACCCAGTTGAACGGGCGCAACTTCCGCGTTGCCAACGTCACGACGAACACGTTCACACTGACCGATCTATTCGGCAATGCCATCGACACGACCAACTTCACGACGTTCACGAGCGGCGGCACGGCTGACAAGATCTACGAGATCACGACGCCTTACACGACGGCCAACCTGCCCGCGCTGAACTTCGCCCAGAGTGCGGACGTGATGTATCTGGTGCATCCGACCTACGACATCCGCACGCTTTCGCGCACTGACCACAATGCCTGGACGCTGGCGACAGCCACCATCACGGGAAGCCCGACACCGAGCCTGAGCGGCAGCAACAACCGTCCGAGCGTGGTGACGTTCTTCGAGCAGCGGCTGGTGTTCGCAGGCACCAACAACAACCCGCAGACGATCTGGTTCTCGAAGAGTGCGGACTATCTCAACTTCACGGTCGGAACGCTGGCTGATGACGCGCTGATCTACACGATTGCGTCGAGCCAAGTGAACGCCATCCGCTTTCTCTCTGCGACGCGCGTTCTGATGATCGGGACATCTGGCGGCGAGTATGTGCTGACCACTACGAACGATGGGCCTGTGACGCCAACGACGACGCAGATCCGCAAATACTCGAACTATGGCACTGCGACTGTGCAGCCCGTCCAAGTGGCCGATGTGACGCTATTTCTCCAGCGCGGGAACAGGAAGGTGCGTGAGTTCCGCTATGTCGGCGAGGTCGATGTGGCGGGCTATCAGGCCCCGGACATGACGATCTTGGCCGAGCACATCACTGAGGGCGGGATTACCACGCTGGTCTATCAGCAAGAGCCTGACAGCATTGTCTGGTGCATCCGGGAAGACGGCACGCTTCTAGGCATGACGTATCGCCGCGACGAGCAGGTGGTAGCATGGCACAAGCACGTCATCGGGGGCGAGTTCAGTAGTGGGCAATCCGTTGTCGAGAGCATCGCCACGTTGCCGACTGACAGCGGCGAAGACGAGTTGTACATGATCGTGAAGCGCACGATTGACGGGCAGACGAAGCGATACATCGAGATACTCGGCGACTTTGAGTTCGGCGATCAGACGACCGATGCTTACTTTGTGGACAGCGGCTTGCTGTACTCCGGCTCATCGGTGAGCACTCTGAGCGGGTTGTGGCATATTCCGGGAGAGGAGGTCAGCATCCTTGGGAATGGCGCGTCGCACCCTGATCGCACTGTCTCGAATGGCTCTGTCTCTATGGCGTTCAACGTGACGACGGCGGCTATCGGTTATGGCTTCACAAGCGAGATGGAAACACTGCGTCTAGAGGCGGGGTCGAGTGATGGAACGAGCCAAGGCAAACCAAAGCGCATCCATGCGATCACGCTCAGGCTTTATCAGACGGTTGGCTTGGAGGTCGGGCCTGCGAGTGCGGACGTGGATCGCGTGTACTTCCGTGACAGCTCGATGTCTATGGATACGGCTGTGCCGCTGTATACGGGCGATAAGACGGTGGAGTTCCCCGGCGGCTTTGAAGATGATGATCGGATCTATGTTCGCCAAACTCAGCCGCTTCCGCTGACCGTGCTTGCGCTGTATCCGCGCCTCAACACGTTTGACTTGTAGGTGACGCGATGTGCGATCCGTTGACAGTAATGACGATGATAGGGATCGGCACTAGCGTAGCTGGTGGGGTCGCGCAAAAAAATGCTGCTGACAAAGCCGCAGAGGCGGCTCAGAAGGTTGGCGAGTTCAACGCTAAACTCATCGAGCGTGATATCGGCCTGCTGGAGAAACAGCGCCAGATCATTAACTCGAACCTCGCTATCAGCAACAAGCTCAAGCGCAAAGAGTTCAAGGCCGTTCAGGGCGAAGTCGTAGCCGGGTTTGGCTACGCTGGCATCGACATTGCGCAGGGCACGCCCGTGCAGGTTCTGCGAGAGAACGCGCGACAGTTCGAGTACGAGTTGTCGGTTGACAAGTTCAACAACGCTATAACGAACCAACAGATCACGGATGCCCAAGAAGGGGCTAGGCTGGATGCCGAGATGTCTAGGATGGAGGCGGGCGCTACGGCTGCTTCTCTGCGGTCACAAGGTAGGGCCAGCTTGATATCCAGCATCGGGCAGGCAGCACAATTTGGCTATCAGAGTGGCATGTTCGGTTCACCGAGGGTTAGATAATGAGAATCCCGCTCTATCGCACACAGGCTGCGCCGACGAACGAGGCACCGGGCCAACCGATCCGCGCTCGCATGAGCATGGAGCCATTCGTCAATGAAGCTCTGAGCAAGGGCGCGGTTGCTGGCGAAGTTCTAAAGCAAATGGGCGATTTCGCTCGGATGCGCTACGAGATGGCGACACAGGAGAAACTCGACAACGCACTGCTTCGCGCAGAGGAAGAACTGCGCACGACCGCCCGCGAGATGGAAAGCCGCAACATGGTTGGCAATGTTCTGGACGGCGACAAGCCGCTCTGGAACCAGTCTGTCGGCGACATGCGCAATCGTCTCCAGTCCGAGCTTGGGCGCGACCGCAAGGCTAATGCCATCTTCAATGAGCGGTTTGGCCAGATGGAACTGACGCAGCGGTTTGCGTTGCGCGGGGCCATTGATGCGAAGATGGAGCGTCAGATTGCCGCAGCCCGTGAGCAGAGACTGACGCAGGCCGAGAACGACATCGCCAACGGAACCGACATTGCGACGCTGAACTTGGCGCTGGGTCAGGTCGGGGTCGATTCAGCTCGGCTTGGGCAGCTTGGCCTTGGCAATCCTGATGCTCTGACGCGGCAGGAGTATGAGCTTCTAAGGCGGGGCACTGCTCGTGCTGCAATGAGTTGGATCGACACGCAAGACATGCCGTTGAGTGCGGCGAGCAAGCTGCAAGAAGCGGTTGCCGAGAAAGACCCGTCCAAGGTTACTGATACTCGCAGTCTCTACGTCTACAATCTAATGGAGAAACTGAGCGTAGAGGACAGGGTAGCCATTCTCAGCAAGATCAATGGCATCTCTGAGTTTCTTGACGGGCCGACTCTAGAGCAGGAGAGAATCGCGGTACAATCGCGTCAGGCTGCAACCGATGTTGGCAAGGCTATCTCTTCTAACATTGATTTGCTCGCTGATGGCGGTGATGTGCCGGACGAGCAGATCGCTCAAATTGGCGCAACGATTGAGTCTGTGAGTGGCACTATCACGCCAGAGGCGGCTCAATCTCTTTCGCAGTCCTACTCTTCACTGGTCGAACTGAGGGCTTTGACTAAAGAGGTTCGCCCCCTCAATCAAAGCCAGCTAGATAGCGTCATCCAGAGCATCGGCCAGCCGGAGAATGAAAGCCAGAAGACGGCCCTAGAGTTCCTCACCAGATATCGTGACAACAGGAACCGTGGGCTGAAAGAAGACCCGATGGGTTGGGCGTTCGAGTCTGGCTACACGAAGCAATCAACCATCGACCTTTCCCCGGATGCGATCAACAACGGCACAACCAATGTCGAGCAGCGCATCGCTACTGGGCAAAACCTGCGCGCACAGTTCAACTTGGACTATGTGCCGGTCTTGACCAATGCAGAGGTTGCAGATGTCAGCGGGCGGCTTCTCAGCGAAGATCCTATGCGGGCCGTCACGTCGCTCACGGACTTCCGCGCGATCATGGGGCCGGGTGGCAACCACGCTGTGGAGCAACTCCGTAGAGCTGGGCTACCTCTTGAGTATGTCATTGCGATGGACATCCAAGATCCCGCACTGAGGCAGAATGTTGCAACGCTGGCGAGCACCAGCTTCAAGGAACTATCGGATCAGGTCGAGCAAACGTCTGTTCGGGACATGGACGCTAAGGTGCGTGAAATGCTTGCCCCTTACATGTCAGCCTATCTTGAGGGTGGCGACGGACAGGCCGTTAAGATGCTCAACGAAGAGGTTGAAATCGCTCGGAAAATAGCTGTGTCACAAGTCGCGCGGCGCGGCATGGACCCGCTCAAGGCTGCTGAATACGCGGTAGAGAACTTCTTCCCAGAATACGACCGGGTGGTGCAAAACAGCCACGGTAACTTTATCGTTCCGCAGCAGTTTGATGTTGACGATGTTGATAGCCTGACCGAGCAACTGCTCGACCCGGACTCTTTGCGCGCCGCTGGTATCGAACCGCTGTCAGGGGCAAGTTTCTTCCTGCCGGGTGAAGCCGCGACTGAAATATCGGAAGAAATCGCAGAAGATATCACTTCGTCAATCGAGATGGGCGTATCTCTCGCGGCACTGTCTGACAACGGTGTATGGCTCAACAACGGGCAGGGCGATGGCGTAGTTTTGCACTACAATCTCAACGGCCAGTATCTTCCCGTGCGCCTCAAAACTGGCGGCTTCTACGATGTCAAGTTCTCCGAGATTGGCGCGTTGGCAAGTAGGCTGGCCCCGGTCGAGGAACAGGTCGAGGTTATCGCGCCATGAGGCCAAGACCGCTCGCAACAGACAACGAACCTCTCCGCGCTGATGCGTTTGCTAGGCAGGCGGTCAGTGCAACTCGCGCGTTCGCTGAGACGATCAAAACGCCGGGTACTGGTGGGCTGATCCTTGAGGCGGTCGAGGTCGGTCAGGCGCAGGTCGGTGCGATCACAAATGAACAGATGCAGTCGTTCAAGGAGGCGCAGCGCGAGCGCAAACTCAGACAGCGTTATCTTGAAGACCTGTTGATGAACTCGACAGATGAGCGCCGCAAGCAGGAATACCGTGACGAACTCGCCAGCATGGCTGGACAGGACAATGTAGCCTTCCAAGCCATGACACAGGAAGCCATCGACGATGGCCGTCTGGTTTCTGTCGAGGAACTCAACAAGAAGTATGCAGGGTTCCTTGAGTTTGAGCGCCCGACTACGGAACTCGCTGCTCGCCTGTTGTACGAGAACAAGAAGGAACAGATCGTCAGAGAATCAATTATCGAGTCTGGCCCGGGTGGGTTGAGTGGCATTGGCGTCGCTGTTCTTGGCGGCGTTGTCGTTGCTGCGACTGATCCTATCGACTTGGCCTCATCGTTCATCCCTGTTGTCGGGCAGGCGGGCCGTGTGGCTGCGACAGCGAGATTCGGTCGTATTACGGGGCGCGCGGCTGTCGGGGCTGTAGAGGGCACGGTCGGCGCTGCGATTACGGAGACTGCGTACTACGGCCTCTCGCGGCAGTTGCAACTCGATTACACGATGGGTGATGCTCTGCTCAATGTCGGCGCGGGCACGCTTCTCGGTGGAGGCCTTGGCGCGGCGGCGGGGGTTATTACTCGGCGTGGCGTGGATGCTGGTGAGGTTCGCAAGCTAACTGAGCCTGAGACGGTTCTCCGCACTGATCTTGGTCCTCAACCGCCGCAAGTTGCCGCTCCTGTCGCTGCGACCAAAACCCCGCAAGACATCTCTGCGCAGGCATCTAGGGCGGCAGCGTTCTATGAACAGATGAATGGGCGGAAGACGGCAGAGTTGGCTGTGCGCCAGATGGTGCTCGATCAGGGCGTAGATGTATCTGTCGTGGTGCCGAAAGTGGTGAAGCGGCCACAGACACTGGTCGAGTTCGTGCGTTCTCGCGGCGGTATTTCCGACACTCTGCCCGGATCAGAAGGGAAACTCGCAGGGATCGGTTTTGCCCCGGAACCGTTTGTCCCGGCCCCCGGTAAGCGCACTGCGATAGCCAACGTCAACAACCCCGGTGCGCGCGACACGCTTGAGACGATGGCAGTTCAGGCACAGAAGGCCGGGTTCATCAAGACAACGAAGATCAGCGAACTTGTTGACAAGTTGACACTGGAGTTCGGCGGTGAACCCGTGTTTTCGGCGCGCAATGCTAGACGTTCCAAAGCATGGGTCAAGTACAGTGCTGCGAAAGATGCGGCTGAGGCCGAGGTTCGTAGGCGGGATGACATCAAGCGTGGTGCGCGCGAACTAGGCTTTGAGGAAATCACCGACGGCGAGGTTGCTGTCGTCTCAAGCATCATGGCGCGGAACGGCTCGGATCTGGAGACGGCCATCGAAGGGCTTTACACGCAGACAGGGCGGCTCACGACAAGGGCTGTGCAGGATGTGGCGCGTAAGGCCAGCCTTGATCCGCTTGCGAACACCCGCGCTTCTGAGGCGGCGAGCAGGGTCAGGGATGAGTTGGACTATGACAGCTACATTGAGCGCAGCATGGCTGCGATTGACCAGATGCGGTTTGCCGGTGAGATGACACCAGAATACGAGGCCGTGCTCGCAGATCTTGCTAGGCTTGATGCGCGTGTCGAGGCTTACGGCGAAGTGATGACTGCCGCCACCATTTGCACTGCGAGGTCGTGATGGCTGATTGCCTCAAGATACTGGACCAAATCAACGCAGGCAGGCTGGATGACGGCGAGCTTGAAGAGATACTTGAGGTCTTGCAGCGCGAGAAGCGCGCGCGGATTGCGGCTGGTGCTCTTGAGGGGCTTGAGGAAGCTCTGTTTGAGAAGGGCACTAAGTTCGTGCGCGATCTCAACCAAGCAGCAAAGATCAAGAAGCGCAATGAACTCATCAACATCATCAAAGAGAACTACCTTCTGACGCAGGCAGAGCGCGCCGATCAGGCTGTTGGCGATCCGTCTCTCGGCATCGAGGCTGCGCTTGTTGGCGTCAATGCTCCGTTCGAGAACGCGCGGCGGTCCGTGGATGCCATCTCTGGCGGGTTGCTCGGTGAGTATCTCGGCGGGATGGTGGCTGATCTCAAAGCGGCTAACATGCTGTCTCGGTTCAACACCATGTCTGGCGATTTTGAGAGAGAGGTTGCCCGCGCGCTGTCGGATCTGAACTCTCCTGTTCGTAATCCGAATGTGGACGCGAGCACTGACGCCAAGAAGATCGCCGAAGTCATGTTCAAGTACCAGCGCGCCGCACTCCAGCGTGAGAACGCAGCCGGGTCTAACATCATGCTCAAGACTGGGCGTGTTGTGAAATCTGTGCATAGCCCCGCGCGCATGACGAAGGTCGGTTTCGAGGCGTGGAAACAAGACATCAAGGGCAGGCTCGACTACGACAAGATGGACATCCCGCCGGAGCGTGTGGATGGTTTCCTTGAGAGCGCCTATGATGCGATTATCAGCGGTGTGCGGAAAGACGGAGACCGTTCCGAGGGCATGTTCGAGTTCACCGGGCCGCAGAACCTAGCCAAACTACGGAGCAGATCGTCGCTGTTCATCTTCAAGAGTGCGGATGACTGGTTTGACTACGATCAGAAGTTTGGGCGCGCTTCCCTACGAGAGGCGTTCCTTGAGGATTTGCGTGGCTCTGCGCAGGCTACAGCGATGATGCAGAACTTCGGCACCAACCCGCGCGCGATGCTCGACAGGGTTGTCAACAAGCTCAAGGAAAAGCACCGCACAGATCCGAAGAAGCTGGCCCGTCTGGAACGGTCTGTGTCCGCTGTGACTCTTGATGCCGCATTCGCCGAAGCAAGTGGAGAGGTTGATTTCGGCATTGATACGCCTTTTGCTCGCTGGATGGCTGGCTTCCGTGTGGTGCAAACCATGTCCAAATTGGGTGGCGCGTGGATTTCGTCGCTCACTGACATAGCTTTCAACGCAGCAAACAGGCAGTATCAGGGGCGTTCCATGCTGGATGCGTGGGGCGATGCCGTGATGACCCCGTTCCGTGGCCTCAACCGTGGGCAGATGCGTGAACTCGCGGATCGGATGGGTGTCGGCTTGGAGGGCGTGCTTGGCGATTTCCATTCCCGCTTCAACCCTGCTGATGACGCACCGGGCAAGCTGGCAAAACTGCAACAACTATTCTTCAAGCTGAACCTGCTCGGGCCGTGGTCTGATGCGAACAAGCGCGGCGCTACGCTCATCATCGCCAATGATCTTGGGAGAGAATCAGGCAAGGCTTTCGATGCTCTGGCCCCTGACTTGCAGCGGGTTTTGCGCATCTACGGGATCGACTCGGCGGCATGGGACATCGCTCGTAAGAATGCTCAGAAGGGGCCTGATGGTCGTGATTATTTGGTTCCGGGCGGCATCGAGGACGTGAATGTGCGGGAGAGCGTGTTTGCTCTGCTGACATCCGAGGCTGATTTCGCGGTTCCGACTGCCGGTGCGCGTGAACGGGCGATTATGAAGCGTGGCTATCGTGCGGACACTCTCGCGGGTCAGGCTCTACGCTCTGTCTTCCAGTTCAAGTCGTTTGGCGTCACGGCTCTGAGCAAGGCGCTCGGGCGGCAGGTGTATGGCTACGGGGCTAAGTCGTTCAGAGAGCAGATTATGCGCGGTGCTGGGGCAAATGCTGGACTCATCACGTCCATCGTCGGCACTACAGTGCTCGGCTACTTTGTGCTGCAACTCAAGGAACTATCCAAGGGCCGTGACATGCGCGAGCCGTCGGCAGAGTTGTTCATGGCCTCGATGCTGCAAGGCGGTGGGCTTGGCATCTATGGCGATTACCTGTTCGGTGAGGCGAATAGGTTCGGCGGTGGCCCTCTGGAAACGCTCGCTGGCCCTATGGCTGGCACCGTATCCGATCTGGTTACGCTGCTTCAACGCGCGCGAGATGTTGCGACTGGCGAGGATGAGGATGTATCGGGTGATGTGATCCGGCTGCTCAAGTCCAACACCCCGTTTGCCAACTTGTTCTACACGCAAGAAGCGTTCAACTATCTGCTCTGGTATCAACTGCAAGAGACGGCCAACCCCGGTTATCTGCGCAGAATGGAGCGGCGCATCCAACGCGAGAACGACCAGACGTATTGGCTGCCCCCGTCAGACATCGTGTCCATCGGCGGCGGGTTCAGATAATGTCTCAACACACTATGCAGACTATGCTAATGTGCCGCGCAAAGCGAGGTGAGCTATGACCGTATCGTCCGCAACCAACCGCGTCAGCTACAACGGGAACGGCAGCACGACCGTGTTCGCCTACACGTTCAAGATCTTCGACGAGGACGATCTCACAGTCATCATCCGGGCCGCGAACGGCACCGAGACGACGAAGACGATCACGACGCACTACACGGTGAGCGGGGTTGGCAACTCCGGCGGCGGCAACGTCACCATGCTCACAGCTCCTGCGAGCGGCGAGACGCTGGTCATCATCCGCGAACTGGATCTTGTGCAGGAACTGGACATCGTTCCCAACGACCCGTTCCCGGCTTCGTCCGTGGAGGACGCGCTCGACAAGCTGACCTTCATGGTGCAGCAGCACGAGGAAACGCTGGGCCGCACGATCAAGGCGTCCAAGACGAACACGATCACGGGGTCGGAGTTCACGATCTCGGCGGCTGACCGCGCCAACAAGGTGTTCGCTTTCGACAGCTCGGGCAACGTCAGCATCGCGCAGGAGCTTGGCACCTATCGCGGCAACTGGGCTGCATCGACGGCCTACTATCAGCGCGATCTGGTCAAGGACACATCGACCAACAACATCTTCATCTGCATCACGGCCCACACGTCGAGCGGCGTGCAGCCTCTCACGACGAACACAGACAGCGCCAAGTGGGTTCTGATTGTCGATGCTGCGTCGGCTACGACATCGGCCTCCAACGCGGCTTCCAGCGCCTCTGCGGCGGCAACGAGCGCCAGCAATGCGGCAACCTCCGCATCAAACGCTGCAACCTCCGCATCGAACGCGGCGACATCCGAAAGCAATGCGTCATCGTCGGCATCCGCAGCCGCAACGAGCGCGAACAACGCAGCCGCCAGCTATGACAGCTTCGACGACCGCTATCTCGGGGCGAAGAGCAGCGACCCGACGCTCGACAATGACGGCAACGCCCTGCTGACGGGCGCGCTCTATTTCAACACCACGGCCAATGAGATGCGGGTTTATAGCGGTTCAGCATGGGTGGCTGCCTACCTGCCCGCATCCGGCTACGCCACGCTGACCGGCACCGAAACGCTGACGAACAAGACGCTGACCGACCCTGCCATCATCGGCACGATCCTTGAGGATGTCTACACCATCTCTGACGGCGCGGCCTTCGAGATAGACCCCGGAAACGGCTCGGTGCAACTCATCACGCTCGGGGCCAACCGCACGCCCAAGGCGACCAACTTTGCCAACGGCGAGTCGGTCACGCTGATGGTGGACGACGGCACGGCTTACACGCTGACATGGACGGACGCGACGTTTGGCGGCTCTGGCGTGGTGTGGAAGACGGACGGCGGGGTTGCGCCTACGCTGAACACGACAGGCTACACGGTCATGGTGCTGTTCAAGGTGGGTGGGCAGGTCTACGGCGCTCGCGTGGGGGATGCGTGATGCTTAAAGCAAAGCTGCTCGGGGCGACGGCTGCCGCAGAAGATATTGATATCTCAGACTATTTTTCCACCTACCTCTACACGGGCAACGGCTCCACGCAGACGATCACCAACGGGATTGACCTTGCTGGTGAGGGTGGGCTGGTTTGGATTAAGTCTCGCACTGTGGCCCGTAGCCACAATATTTTTGACAGTGAGCGTGTCGGCGTTGGCTATAAAGTCCTTTCGTCTGACACAACTGGTGCAGAGAGTGACCCGGGCAACAGAGTTACGGCATTTAACTCGGACGGGTTTACTATGTCGTCTTCAACCGCCGTAAATGGCTCTGCTGAAAACTACGCCTCATGGACCTTCCGCAAGGCCCCGCGCTTTTTTGATGTGGTGACGTATACGGGGAATGCTGCAGCCAACCAAACGATCAACCATAACTTAGGTAGCGCACCCGGTTTTATGATTCTCAAGGCAACAAACGCAGTAGGGTATTGGTATTGCTACCACAGAAGTCTTGGCGCAACAAAAGCAATGTCGTTAAATACGACTGATGCCGAAACAACACTTACAAACTTCTGGTTTAACACCGCTCCAACGGCAACCCAATTTACAGTTGGCACTGTTCACAACGACTCTGGCGTCACCTACGTCGCCTACCTCTTCGCCCACGATCCGCTGGGGCCGTCCGGTGATGGCAGCGATGGGCTGATTGCGTGTGGGTTGCATACGCAAGCGGTTACTGGCGCTAACGAGTTGATTAACCTTGGGTGGGAACCTCAATGGGTTCTTACTAAAATGGCAAATTTGTCTGACGACTGGATACTTGTTGACAATATGCGTGGCTTTCTGGCGACAGCAAACTCAACCATGTTGCGACCGAATCTTGCCAACTCAGATGGCCTGACCAATAGTCCAAGACTTGCCAGCAACGGTTTTGTTTTCAATACTACTGCTGGTCAGCAGCATATCTACATCGCCATCCGCCGTGGCCCCATGCGCGAGCCGACGAGTGGGACGCAGGTGTTTGCAGTTGATAACGGAGACGGCTCGTCTGTGCCAGCTTGGACCTCTGGCTTCCCTGTTGACATGGCCATTGAAAGAAGCACTGCCGCAGATGACGGACGTGTCGCGAGTAGACTTACGTCTGGAACATACCTGATTACAAACAGCACTGCGGCAGAAACTGCAAACTCCGCTCGTGTTTTTGACTACATGAACGGTTGGTTGAATGTCGCAAGATCAACGTCCAACTACTCTTGGATGTTCCGCCGCGCCCCCGGCTTCTTCGACGTGGTGGCTTATACGGGGAATGGCGTAGCGGGTCGCACTGTGTCGCATAACTTGGGCGTTGCGCCTGAAATGCTTATATTTAAGCGGAGAGATGCTTTAAGAAGCTGGGCTATTGTCCACCATGAAGCAGTTAATAGGACAGTTAGCCAGCCACCAGTTCTTACCGGCTATAATGTTAGTTTTGGTTTCACTGTTAGTGGGGGGCTTGGTGGCGTCTTAAACGGCACAGCGCCAACAAACAGTATTATTACGCTATCAAGCAGTTCAGATGTAAACGTTAATGCGGGGACTTACATCGCCTAC